CGACTCGTGGCTTTCTCTTGTACCAGACTTTCTTCGGAAGAAGAGGAATGGAACAGGAGTTAACCGATCCCTGTAAGAAAGAAATCATCAACCCCGAAGGATTGAAGATTCTTGGCTTAAAAGATCGCGGTATAAAAAGAGCCGACTCTGAAATGCGAATAGTGGGAGGCGGGACGGAGGTCCACGCAAAGTATAAAATACTTTGCGTGTCTACGTCGCGCCACAACCATCTCTTTGCAACAGAAAAAGGCAATTTGATACCAGCGTCTTCATTCTCCCATATAGGAACTGGCAGAAACCTTACTTTTTTAAGTAGGCGCTGAACAGTCTTAGATAGGCGAATACCTGTTCTTGTTGAGAACAGGTTAAGCTGATTTATTACAGAGTAAAAATCTTGTGGCTCGGAGAGTCTTTTAACATAGACTCCACGAAGGTTTCTACCTTGAAAGTAGTCGCCACCGCAAGATTCTCGGAACGGACCTTCTACAAAGGTCTTGTCAACGTTAACTTTGAAACCAAGGAGGTGGAGAAGACGTAGTACTTTCCCAGAAATCCGGGTAGGTACTACAATGTCATCTCCATTAACCCCGAAGTTTCCTTCGCTAACGCCTCTAGGATAGATGGGTGCCAATCCATCCATTCGAAAGGATGACAAAACGACACACGTAAATAAGATGGTCTGCAATGGGAACGTACAACCGTTTCCCATCGTAGAAACCATATTAAGCACGTGCCGCGTGCCGTCAGGCAACTCAGAGACCGGGCTCCTAAATTGCTCCAAGAAGGATAGAAAATCCTTAGGGAGAAATTCGCGAAGCATGGCCAATGAGATAGAATCGGAGGCAGAAGATAAGTCAATCGTAACGAAGGACTCATCCAAACTTCCTTTTCGCGCGAGCTCTCTATTCTTGAATTGTTGCACTTCGAGGTCAATACCTGCGAATGCTACAAGACGAGAAGAAAGTATCTCACAAAAACCGAGCTGATAAAACATATTCAGCACAGGTTCTGTACAGATACTACGAGAAATGTCGACGTTCTTCGGTACAAAGCTAAGACGATTACCCTCCACTATATCGGGTCCACCGTATGTTAGGAACCGAGTTTCCTCGGCTTCTTTCCATACAGGGAACCTAGAAATATAGCGCTTATACCAATTGTATAAGTGGGGACTAGTGCAAGAAAGCTTGGAAGAGAACAACTTTGAATAGAAGTCTCCACCAGGTGAGCCAATAGCTGCGCCAGGCCCGACCCCTCCAGCATGGAGGATGTCGAGGTGGTTATCAACTAGAGGATCAAGACGGTTTGGATGCCAAAATTTCCAAAGGTAGTTTTTAAACTCCCCAAGGAGAAAATCGTCACCAAAGCGTTCATCTTTCTTCATAACCCAGTCTCTGCAGTCTGAATCGACCACTAGAAACTTTTGTAAGGCCCGACGGGTTGTCTCCTCATTCATACCACTCTCAAATTTCTTAAAGAGTGACTGATAGAGTGAACTTGCCGCACGTTCCTTAAAGGTTATTCCAGGCCAGTCGAATAGACCGCTTTTGATGTTATCGCATGCATGTCCATCTAGCTGGTAGGAGAAGTCCTTCAGAAGGCTGGAATAAAGAGCATGAGGGGCAACGCCCATAAATGCTAACTCCTAAGAATGAGAAACTACTTTGCTAGCGTCAGCACAGAAAGCAAGTTCTGGAATGTTAAAGCTCCAGTCTTTACTAACCATGCTGATACCAGTAAAGCGAAAACCCACTTAAGGGTTTTCAATGTCGATCTAACGCGGGAGGGATTGTCATCCCACCGACGCAAGGGTCTCTTCACAAAGCACCTAAATGATGCCCGTGACGAGAGAATCGCCGTAATCCGCACTTTCCTCCGCGAGGAGGCCAAGGGCGAACGAGGCGAGGGCCCTGATGTTTGCAGGATCAGCCAGTTCAGCACCAGCCGGGATTTCTGCAATAACTCGCAGATTCGCGACTTGGACCGTACTGGAAGAATCGATGTAAACACCTTTTCGACAAAGAATCTCAGTCTTATTCTTCGGGACATTGCCGTAAGAACCATTCACGGGATTCGGAGTAGGACGGGCCTTATAGACCTTATCCTTCCGAATTGTTGCCGTGAACGGATCTCCAGCAGTGCTTGCCCGAACGCCAGTTTGCGTACCGCCTAAAGCGGTAACTACATACTGGCGCGAGTTGGCATCCGGAGCGAGATCTGCCGCCAACGTATAAGTTGGAGTCGTCAGATTCGTCTGGGCCGCGCCCGTAATTGAAGCATCAGGAGACCAAGTCATGAGGTAAACCTCAAAGTAGAGCCATTTAAAGCCTGACAAAGTCAGGAGTTGAGAGAACGCCGGGCAGAAGAAAGGTTTTTGGAAAGGGCTAAAATATTAACCCATTTCAGACTCATGCCAGGAACTTGGAGCTCCAGAGATGGAAGCTCTTTAGCGACTGACGGAGTCCTTACAAAACTTTTCTTTGACCAGCGGAGACTACCGGGACTCCCAGTGGATGACCGCTTAAAGGTAGCGTCTGAAGTAGCAGCGTCAATCCTTTCGTTAAGGGTACGTTTAATACCCTCACGTCGGACTAACATCGCTACCCAGTCAGCAGCCTGAAAACGGTAAGACCACGAGGAGATTATATCACCAATATTAGTGAAATAATCGACTAGGAAAGAGTACGGGATCAACTCCCAAACAGTTGGAATAAACTCAGTAGGTTTGAAGCCATAATAATGGCTATCAGATACGCCATTGCCACTGGATTTGTAAATCCCGTAGTATTTGACGTATACCTCCTCAGTTTCCTCAGTCTGGTATGACCACTGGAGACCCCCTTGAGATCCGATAAATGACCCAGTCGATCCGACCTTCTTCTGGTCACGACCATAGCCACTAACCATCTCAAAGATGGGGTGGATGGCCTTGCTCAGGTAGAAGGCACGAATCGCTGAATCAATATCGGAAATCAAAGGTTTCCATCCAAAGGAGTACTCTAGCCAAGTATCCCTGACAAAGGACTTTCTTTTGCGTTTGGCCATACTATGCCCCTTCACTCGAAGGAAGCTTAAGTAATCGTCAATGCCGCGTCGAAAGGCCCGAGCAGGGTTTCTGATCATAGTTAAAGTCTCACGAAGCTCTCCAGTAAAGACTAAGCCTTGAAACTTAGACGATACGGAGTTGCAGTGAGAATAGAACTTGGTCAGCGCCCGATTGTCAGCACTAGTGGGATCCATGTCAAGTGAAAAACTTGGCATAGAAAAGTAGCATAAGCTACCCTTAGCAAGATGTTCGAGGTAACCAGAATCAGAGAATGGCGGGAGAAACCGATTCTGCTGTACGAATCGCCCTGAACCAGGGACATATTCGCAAGTAGTCTCAGTACCCGACATACTCGTAGTAGCATTCTGACCATTGGCGATAACGTACTTCCAGTGGGGAACAGGACCGCCACGAGACACCGTATTCGACCACGAAGGTCGTCGAATCGCGGTAGCCCAGGGCGTCTGGACCCGACCGGAAACGGAAGCGTTTAAATAGTCAAGATTTGCTGCTAAGAGACTGGTTTCAACGGACACGATTACCTCCAACTAGCCGGCAGGATGCCGAGAGAGAAGGGGGTCGAAGGACCCCACCCTTTGCTGGATTTACCAGCAAAACGAGCTAAAGATGTGACTTGAAGAGAGCCTGAATCAATTCAACCAGAGAATGGGCATCCTTTACAGGAAGCTCAATCTGGTTAGAAAGGACAAGGTACTCATCATTCACTTCCAAGCTCACCTGTACAATCCTAGCGTCTGGCGAGGTGCCAACACGAACCAGGATATGACCTTTACTGCCGCTAGTAGCGGCAAAAGTACGGGAAATAGCCTGATTCATATGTCACCTCGTAGATTGCATGGGTTGTACCAGAGAGGGGCCGAAAGGCCC